TCGTCCAGGCCACCACCATCGATGCCGAAGTCGATCACCTCGGACCATTCAAGAAGATATTCGAGGGTCACCTCGCGGCGCCCCTGCTGCTCCCAGTAGTCCGCCCCCGTCCACCGGTCGGAGCGAAGGTTTAGCCCGATCTCGACGTTCAGGTGCTTGGCAAGGAACTGCTGAAGCGAGCCATCCGTCTTCGGCAGGTTCTTCGTCAGCTGGTCGCCTAGCCATTCCTCGCTGACCGACCGGCCCAGATTCGGGTTGGTGATGTAGAAATTCTTCGGATCGAGATAGGCCTTGGCCTTCACCATCGCCGGCGGAAACTCGTAGAGGATGCCCAACGACTTCCGGTCGACGATCAGTCCGTCTCGCACGTCCCTGTAGTACTGAAGCTTTTCCTTGAACACACCAGCCGGCGGGTCGTCGCTCTGAGTGGTGAGGAAGATCACCCAACCCTCATCACGAGACACCTGGCCACCGGTGGCTTCCATGAACATCGCTTGTGCGTTCGCCTTCTTGCCGAACAGCCAATGCTCATCGACCAGGATCTTTCCCGACTTCTTGCCCGAGACCGTCTCAGTGTCGGCAGCCACAACCTTCAGCGATGCCTTCGAGTCGCGGCGCGTGATGGTTCGGATGTGGTCCTGAACGTGGAACAGGTCGCTTAGCTCCTCGTCCGCGCGGACCATGCCAGCTGCCGGCTTGAAGCTGTTGTCCGCGACCTCCTTCGTCGGCGCTAGGATCAGATGCTCCTCATCCTCTCGCCAGCAGAGGATCACGGCCGTCAACATGATCCCCGCGGCGACCGTCGACTTCGTATTCTTCTTGCTGATCAGCAGGAAGAACTCTCGGATCAGCTGCTTGCCAGTCTCTGCGTCATAGGCGCCGAAGATCGCGGCGACGAAATCGAATACGAACTGGTCGCTGCACTCCCCAAACGTTGGCTTTCCAGGCAAGTCCACGACCCGGAGCTGCTTGAAGATGCGCAGCGCGCGGTCGGCCTCCTCCGGAAAGATGGGCGCGGGAATGATCGATCTCCCCGCGACCAGGCGTTCTGCCCAGTCGGGACACGCTGTGGTCCATTCCATCCGATCAGTTCACGTTGTTTCGGCGAGGAGGCGGTGCAGAAGAGAATCGACCGGCACCACCGACGGCGGCAGCGGCATCATCCTTCGCAGCCTTCTTGCCCTGCTCGCCCTTCTTACCGTGCACATAGGGCGCTGCGGCGACTGCCATCCTGTCGCGGCGATCCGGCTCAGCCTTACGGTTGTTCATCACGTGGAGCATGTACTCCAGCGGGTTCATGTTCGCCGGCAACACCTCGCCTTCGAACACTTCAGCATTCGGCGGCGGCCCAGGCGGAAGAACTCTCACCTTCCCAGGCTTGGCCTTCGTCTTCTTTGTTTCCGCCTTCGGAGCGGACGCTTTCTTGCCCTTCGTGCTGCTGCCCTTCGGTCGGCCAGCGCCTGGGCGGGGACCTCCGCGCGGCATGCATCACCTCGGTGCGTCCGTATGGCATCAAAGCCTTGCGGGACGCGGGTCGTTTGATTTCCGGCCCCTGCTGCGATTAATCAAACAGGGGATATTTTCTGTGCGTGAGAGGACAGTCGGTTTCCGGGCCGGATCGACCCAGACTTTTGACCCGCCCCTCCCTATCGGTCGGTCGGGTCGGCTTCTCGATGACACTCGTTCGCGTTCGCGTTCACACGCCGCGGCTGAGGTCGACCTGCGTCTTCCGGTGATGGCATCCGTCGGGACCGATGCACAGCACCTGGCAGTTGTCGTCCACGTCCGGCCCACCGTTGACCAGGGCCACCTTGTGGTCGAGCTCGAATTCATGCATCGCCACTAGCCGACCGCAGTCGGCACAGTGAGGGTCACGCGCCCAGATACGTAGCCGACGTTCCTGCAAGGCCCGCCCAGTCATGCGCCTGTCGGCGGACCGATGAGTCGCTGGCTGCCTGCTCGGCGCCATCGCTACCCGATTGCCCAACGTCTTCAGCTTGGGCATGGTGCGCGTACGCTCTACTCTCGCTCACCCATTAGGGCTTGCTGGAGGCCGATGACTTGGGCGTCGCACTGGGCTGCTGCTCGAACAATTCGGCCCGCACTTGCTGCTCGGTCGTCGGCCTGGTCATCAGGCTGGTATCCACCGGCGGCAGATGACACTGCGGCGGCGGTGGCTCGGCACGTGGCCCATTGGTCTTGCAGGCGGAGAGTGCCGTTGCGCAGGCCATCCACAACAGCAGCGTTGGAAGCTTCAGCATCAGCTCTACCCTTCTCATAGTTGGCTGCCGCTTCGTTGATGGCAGCGGCCTGCTTCTGTTCGGCGATGAGCCTGGCGTTGATGGCGTCGGCGCGCTGGCTTGAGAGTTCAGCGCGTTCCTTGTCCCACGCACCCGTGGCGTCAGAGAGATTGCGGACGCCGCTCAGGTGAGCGATGTAGTAACCGCCTCCGAAGCCAATGGCTGTGGCGACCACCAGGCATAGGATCTTGATCCACGGACTCACTGCGTGTCCGCCTTAGCCGAGCCGCGGCTGTTACCGAACAGGTCGCCGACAACTGCGCCGGCGTTGGCGATCAATGCGCCCACGATGAGGTTCAGCAGATCCTTGTTCTCAGGCGGAACCTTGAGCTGCAACAGGGCCATGCCGATCAGACCCATGAGCAGCCATACGAGAATGGCGATTCCGCCCTTCAGGACTCGGGCATCACGGGGCGTGGTCATGGTCAGTGTGTCCAGGCAATCGGCTGGGAGCCGGTGCGCATCATGCGGGCGAGCTCAAGCACGCGGCGGCGCTCGTCCTCTACCTTTGCCTTCTCGGGCCAGCGCGTGAGAAGCAGCGCATCGGATGCGTCGTCCCAGCGGCTGCCTGAGATTGCATCCCAGAGCGGTCGACACTCCATCAGCGCCCGTTGGCCGATCACCATGGCCACGTGGGCGAGTACTGCCAGGCGAACCGAACCCATGTGGGGATAGATCACCGTCTTCGGTCGAAGAGACCGGACGAAACGGCGGATGTCTCGACCCAGAAGCTCAGTCATCTCGGTCTTCCCCACAGCACGGGTGGCAGCAAGGCGCTCGAACGCGGAGAGGCTCCGCTCGTCGATCTCCTCGGTTGCCGACACGAACGGCGCATAAGCCGTGATGTGCTGCATCGCCACTTCGGCGGCGCGGGCTTCGGTGACTTCGGCGAGGGCATACACGGGATCGAGCTCCGGGTCGTTGTCGGTCACTGAACACCCAACTCGAACTTCGCACGCTCCCAACGAAGCTTGCGATCGTCGATTCCGGTCAAGCCTCCGTTGATCTTTCGCGTTAGCGCGGTGAAGTCACGCGAGTCGGCGATCTCATTGCAACGGTTAGCCCTCCACCACCAGGCAGAGGTCAGCGACGCATAATCCTCGCGCTCCAGCAGCGTAGGACTGTGGACGAAGTCCACGCCGAACTCGTGTGACGCAGCGGCATAGTTGCCGCGCCCGGTGAGCATCAAGCCGCCACGACCCATGAACCGCCGCCCGTCACCAGGCTGGGTGTTACCGAGGTCGTGGCGACCCTCGTAAGTGCGCTGTTGGTCCGTCGGGCCCCAAATCTCGCGAGTGCGCGAAAAACCCATCGTCTCGTGCCCGAACTGGGCGATGAACGCTGAAACGCGCCACCCGCCATCGATGTCGTAGAGGTCCATAGCCTTGGTAAGTGGCTCGATCCACAGCTTGGCGCGCGGCAGCGAGATACCTGCCGCCTTGCTCAGCAACTGTGCGTCCATCTGGAGCTCCGGAATAGGTTGGCCAGCGCGCCGAGGGGAGCAACGCGCTGGCCGGGTGCGCCCGAGGGGAGCGGGCACAACTGGTGTGCCAAGTGGCACATGAATGGCGGAAGGTTGAGGAGTCGAACCCCTACGCGTAAGCGCACCACGGATTTCGAAACCGCTCGCCGGCCACCCCAGCGGAACCTTCCAGTGGCGGAGGGCGAAGGAATTGAACCTTCGCGGCCATTGCTGGCCGGCCATCGCTTAGCAAGCGAGCGCCTTACCGCTCGGCCAGCCCTCCATGTCGAAACGAAAAAGCCCCGGCGTTGGCCAGGGCTTCGTTTGATCGTTGAATTTCGACAGTGCCAGTTTCTACGGGAAGGATTAATTAATCAACTGTTTGTCGCAACGATGTAGTCAAGCATGTCGATCGCTTCGTCGTCCGGGAGCAATTCGTCGAATGGAAGGCGAAGCCATCCGGCTACGTGGATCTTTGCCGTACGCAGATGCTGGCAATACCGCGCCTCCTTGCTCTTGGCGTTGCCGCCCATGCTGTGACCTATCGCCCCTAGACGCTGGATACGCACGGCCCGAGCGGCGTCGCGCGCGTAGTACTCGCAGCGAAGGACCGCCGCCGGCACCACGCCCGACTTTTGAGACGCCAGCGCTCGCACTGCGGACTCCACCTCGTCCGCCGCACCGTTCGTGACAACGCGTGACGGGTTCAGGCCCTGCGGAGCGCGGCCGTGATATTTGATGATGCCCGCCAGCTGCGATACGCCCTGCCAGCCAGTGTTCTCGTATCGCTGCCCGCCGTATTCGCCTGCCCACTCTGTGAGCCTTCCTTCAAGGTCGTTGCTGCGTCGCATGGTGTTTCCCCTTTCCTACTTCGACGTTTCGTGCACGGCGCCAGCGGCACCGCTCTTTTTCTGTTGCTTGGCAATCCGGCGCACGAGCGCCGCGACTGCTATCAGGTCGCGTGCCGCCTGGTCGCAGCGGTTCGCGATGTCGTCAAGGCTTAACGATGTGTCGGCCAGGTCGGCGCCCAGGCGCGAGACGGCGTCCAGCTTCTGCTGGGCACGATCTGCGAGAAGGCCGCCAAGGCTCATGCCGGCGACACCTCGATACGGACGCTGTACTGGTGAGGCTTGCCGCGCTCCGCGTCGTACTCGAAGCGGATCAGCGTCTTGTCGTTGTCCGCGATGCCGTAGGCGTCTGCCACGCCGTCACGGATCGCCTTGAAGGCGCCCTGCAGGTTGTCGTCGTCGAACGCGCGCGGCGAGATTCGCACCAGGCGCACGACCACCGGTAGCGGCGGGCGCTTGGCATCCAACAGCATCCAGTGTGTGGTCTGCCGCTCTCGCTTCGTGCGACTCGCGCGGACCATGCGGTGCTCGCGGGCATTGAGCCCAGCCTTCAGGCGCATGTCCTCGATCTCGATGACCAGCGGCTTCACCATGTCGCCTCCGGACCGAACTGGGGCGCCAGCGTCATGAGCATGATTTCCTGATACGCCAGCAGCTGCTGGTCAGTACCGTAGAACTCGTGGAAGCGGCGCGCCTCGCGCTCCAGGCTGGGCCCGTAGATCAGCGCCTGGGCCTCGTAACCGCGGTCGGCGAACGGAAGGCGCTTTGCCTGGTGGTGGAAATGACAGAGGCAGATGGTTGCGCCGTGCCCGATACGGCGACCTCCGGACAGGAGGTGGTGCATCTCAAGGTCGTTGCCGTAGCTCGCACGCGCCAGCCCATGATCGACGCCATTGAGGTGGCAGGCGACACAGCCGCGTGCCTTGGCATCGGACCAGCGCTGCTTCTGTGCCTTCGTGGCGACCGGCTGCCGGCGAACCGTCAAGCCTTTACGGTTGTAGACCGTGATGACCTTGCCGTCCTCGTCGAATTCCACCGTCACGTGCTTCGCGGCGGCCTTCACGATGGCAGTCGCAGCGAAGCCACGGGCGGACTTGATCGGGGTCTTGCGGAGCATGGGCGTACGCTTCACAGATAGTGCCCCAGCACGATCATGGCAGCGCAGACCACGAAGAATAACGCGACTATGCCTTCGCCAAGCCCGTCCAGCATTCCGCCTCGATCTCGGTACGAAAGGGCGACGAAGACGGCAGCGATGACGACCAGCGCCGCGGGCAACGCCCACCAGTGAAGCGTGATCGTCATGGCGTCGCCCTCCCTGCGCGCCACTCGTCGTCGAAGGGAAGACCTTCGGCGAGCAGCTCGGAAATGATTTCGCGGCCGATAGCCTCGGCTTCTTCGGCCGCTAGCGTGAATCGCCGGATACCCGACCAGCCCTTCATCTCAACGATCAGGCCGGCCTTAACGAGTCGGTCGAGGTGGGCCAAGCCGGTCGGCCGAGTGCACCCGGCGTGCCTGGCGTAGTCCCACGAATGCACGCTGGTCAGACGCAGCGTGTGTGAAGTGGGCTCACGCGTACTGATCGTCGACACCTTTGGCAGGCCGGCGTAGTTGTTCCTGTATGCCCAGATGGACGACGCCTTGGTAGCCGCGACCGCGACCCTCTTCGCTTCGATCAGGTTGATGCTCATTTGATTCCCATCCCAGGCTTGATGGCGCGCTGCATGCGCTCGCGGTAGGTGATGTTCGTCTCGGCTTTCTTGCCGAGGGACTTCTGCCAGAAGGCCTCGTACTCGGGGAGGTGCGCCAGCTTCTCGCCGTCCACCACGAAGCCGGCCACCCTCGGCAGCGATCCGAGTTCTTCACCGGCGGCATTGACCGCGTGCTTGAGCCTCGGCTCCAAGCCTGCCTCGCGAAGACCATCGAACAGCTCCATCGCGAACGGATGGCGCTGACGGTTCGCCTCACGCTCCTGCTCGATGCGCTGGCGATCGGCGGTAATCCGCGTGAGCAGGTCAGTAGTCATAGGCGCCGTGGTGCGAGAGGTCGCGGAAGCGCATGGTCTCGGCCTGCCAGGCAGCGCGGACGAAGCCCGTCGGGCCGTGACGGTTCTTCTCGACGCTGATCTCGGCAATGCCCTTGTCCTGCGTGTCCTTGTTGTAGACCTCGTCCCGGTAGAGCATTAGGACCTGGTCGGCTTCCTTCTCGATCTCGCTCGAGTTGGCCAGGTCGCCCATGTTCGGGCGTTTGTCCGTGCGCTTCTCGACGTCGCGGTTCACCTGCGCTAGCGCGACCACCGGGATATTCAGCTCGCGGGCAATGTCCTTCAGGCCGATGGCCACCTCGCCCACCTGATCGATGCGGGAGGCGCGCGGGTCGTTTCCCTTCACACGCTGCACGTAGTCCACCAGCAGGCGCTTGATGCCGTGCTTCTGCTTCCAGCGGCGCGCGATGCGCTGCAGCTCGCCGATGGTCAGGCCGGCGCGGTCGCAGATCATCAGCTCGCGTGGGTTCTTGGGGTCTAGTAGCGCCGCGGTTGCGTTGAACAGGCGAGCCAGGTCTTCGTCATCGTGCGAGCCGTTGCGCAGCCGTGAGGCATTGACGTTGCCCTGGATGGCGAGGATGCGCGAGCCGATCTGGACCACCGGCTGCTCGGTCGAAATAAGGCCGGCATCGCCGGCGTCGCCCAGAGCAATGTTGAGCAGCAGGGCCGTCTTACCCATCGACGGGCGCGCGCCAACGATGATCAGGTCGGAGTTGTGCAGGCCGCCCAGCACGTCGTCGAGCTCGGTCAGGCCGGTGGGGATGCCAGGGATCTTGCCGCCGCGCGCCTTGGCGGCGTCCGCCGCGTCATAGGCAATCGTCAAGGCCTGACGGAGCGTGTACTCCGTGCTCTGCTCGACGTGCTGCATGCCCATCAGCTGCGCAATACCGCCGTCCACGAGCTCAGTGGCGTCCTGCTCGGCACCGAAGGCGTTCTCGACCATCTGGGTCGCTACGTCGATGACGCGGCGGCGCACGGCCTTCTCTCGCACGATCCCGGCGTAGGCCTCGATGTTCGCGGCGCTCGGGGTGTTGTTCACCAGGTCCAGCAGGTACGCCGGCTCGATCATCTCGATGCCGTTGCGCACGAACCACTCGCCCAGGGTGATCGCGTCGCACGGCGTGCCGCGGCGAGCCAGCTCGATCATGGACCGGTAGATCATCCGGTGGTCGCGGCGGTAGAAGTCGTCCTCCACCAGCTTCGCGGACACAGCGTCGATGCGATCGGGGACCATCATCAGCCCGCCCAGCACGCTCTGCTCGGCCTCGACAGCCGACGGCGGCACGCGCAGACCCATATACCCGTTCTCGGCGGACCTCATCGGCGAAGCTCCTGGCGATTGCGTGCAGGCTCAGCACGTCCGCCGAAGCCGGTCGGACCGCGAGCGTTGCGGATCCAGTTCCGGTAGGTCGCGTCCCAATCGAGCTTGACCGCGTCGCGGCCCGCCTTGGCGTGCCAGTGGTCGCGGAACTTGGCCGTCTCCACGCGAAGGTCGATGTCGGGGCGCTCAGCGCGTGCCGCGGCGATCAGCGCAGGCGTGGGCGACCAGTCAGCGGGAAGTCGCGTGCCGTTACGCCTTGGGGTCTTCTCCGCATGCGGCTGTTCGCCGGAGACGAGGGCAAGTGCAGCAGGCGCCGACGAAGTTGGCGGCATCTGCTCTTGCTTCTTCTCTTCTACTCTCCTCTCCTCTCCTCTGTCGTGACCATCCGTGACATGTTGTGACTCGGGCCGTTTTTCCGTGGCAGCAAGTGACTTTGCACGCTCACGCTGAGCCTGCTTTCGCGCTGCCGCAGATGTGTCTTCGGCCTTGGGCTGCCTGCGTTTCCACGCCATCAGCTCATCGCCATCGAGGGTCTTGCCCTGCATCGAATTGAAGATCGCCTCGACCTCTTCCTCGGGCATGCCCAGGGCAACGCCGACGTCTTCACTCGACCAGTTCGACAGTTCGCCACGCGGTGTCGCCTGTGACGCGTTCTCCATCATCGCGGCCCACACTGCTAGTACGTGACCAACCGTGACATCGCGTGACAATCGTGCAGTAGCGCGTGCGGCAATAGTCCGAAGCTTCGGATCAGCTACGGTGCCGTGGTGCCAGCGAAACCAGTGTTCTGTTGCCATACCTACTCCGGCGTCCGGGAAAGTGCAGACACGCAACCGACCGGACTCGGCTGTCCCCGGGTAGCTACCCCCGAGTAAGCGTGCTGCGGGTGGAACAGGGATGCCTGCGGCGAAGGCGCCAGCGAGGC